TGGCGTTGGGCGGTCGAGCGAACCTTCAAACAAACCCGTAATTAAAACTTCATTTGTTGAGGAAAATAAAATGTCAGAAGTTGATATTGAAGCGGTTAAGGCTGAAGCACAGCAAACCGCACAGCGTAATGCAGCTCAAATTGTTGAGCTTGGATCTCGTCACAACCAAAGTGAAATGGCTCGTAAAGCAATTGCTGAAGGCCGTAGCATTGAGGAGTTCCGTGGTGAGTTACTAGAAAACATTGGTTCACAGCGCGCCCTAGAAGATCAGGAAGTGGGCATGACTAAACAAGAAGTTAAGAAGTTTAGCCTGGCCCGTGCTGTAAATGCTTTGGCTAACCCAACTGATCGCCGCGCTCAAGAAGACGCTGCGTTTGAGTTTGAGTGTTCACGAGCCGCCGCAGACCAGTATGGCACAACTGCACAGGGCATCATGCTTCCTGCTGAAGTTCTCCGTACTTGGAAGCGCGACATGAACTCTTCAGACGACTCAGCTTTGTTTAGCGATGACTTCCGTGGCGGCGACTTCATTGACGCTCTGCGTAATCAGTCTTCTGTTATGCAAGCCGGCGCGCGCATGTTGGGCGGTCTTAGCGGTGACGTTAAGATTCCAAAGAAAACTGCCGCTTCAACTGCAGCTTGGATTAGCACTGAAGGTGGTGACTCAACTGAAAGCGAAATGACTGTAGGTCAGGTGTCATTGTCTCCTAAGACTCTTGGCGCATTCACTGACGTTACTCGTCAGCTTTTGATTCAGTCTAGCTTAGACGTTGAAGGTCTGATCCGTGATGACTTGAGCCGTGCGTTGGCAATCGCCATCGACAAGGCCGGTCTAGAGGGTTCTGGCTCTTCTGGTCAGCCTACTGGTGTCTTGAACCAAACTGGTGTTAACCAGGTAACTAACTTTGCGGCGGCTAACCCCACTTTCGCAGAAGTAGTTACTTTGGAGACTGCTGTTGCAGAAGACAACGCTCTTCAGGGCAACCTGTCTTACATCATGCCCGCTTCTATGTACGGCGCTCTCAAAACTACTGAGAAAGCCACTGGTACTGCACAGTTTGTTGTAGAGCCAGGCGGAAGCATCAACGGATACCGAGGTATTGTTTCTAATCAGGCTACTGCCGGAAACTTGTACTTTGGTAACTTTGACGATCTTCTGATCGGCATGTTTGGTGGTCTTGATCTTACTGTTGACCCATACACTATGTCTAAGAGCGGAACTATCCGTCTGGTTGCTTTGCAGTCAGTAGACATGGCTGTACGTCACGCTGTAAGCTTTGCTTTCGGTAACGATGGCGCGTAATTAGTCGGGGGGTTTCGGCCCCCCTTCTTTACTCAAGTCGATTCAAGTAGTCGGCTTAATTAAAGGAGAAGATTATGAAGTATGAAGTTGTTAAAGGCTGTGTGATTTCAGGCCAAGGCTATAAGGCCGGAGATGTTGTTGATCTAGAAGATAAAGTCGTCATTGATTCGTTGATGGGGATTGGCAGAATAATTCCGCACACAGAGCCGGAGGTAATCGTTGACCGCAGTGTTGGTCTAAATGATGATGCTCCTAAAAAGAGAGGCAAAAAGAAAGCCTAATGGTAGAGAGCGCCGCTGATAGGTTGATTATGCTTGCCGATTTTGGCGAGCAAGTGACATATACTCCGGTCAATGGTGGGTGTAAAAAAGTCACGGCCATCTTTGATCAGGTATATGAATCTGTCGAGGTAGGCGGATCTGTGCCGTTTGCGCTGAGTCAGCCTAGATTGACTGTTAGAACATCTGACGTATCTGGTGTGGCAGAGGGTGATAGTTTTTTAATCAGGTCATTTAGTTATAAAGTTACAATTGTGATGTCAGATGGGACCGGGATAACTGAACTAGCACTAGAGGCTCAATAATGGCTCATGTTAGAAAGCTAATAAGGGACAATGTTACGACAGCCCTTACAGGTTTAACGACTACTGGTAGCAGAGTTTATCAGAGTAGAGTATACCCATTGGCGGCGGCAAAACTGCCAGGATTGCTTATTTATAGCAAAGATGAGGCGACAGAATATCAAACTATTGGGTTGCCCAGGTTACAACTGAGAACCGTTTCTTTTACTGTAGAAGCATATGTTAAAGGCGTATCTGCTTATGATGATACCTTAGACCAGATATGCTTAGAGGTAGAAGAGGCTTTGTATACAAATTCAACACTGGGAGGCTATGCGTCAGATGTTATGGTCACTAGTTTTGAAGCAGATTTTAATGGTGATGGTGATCAGCCGGTAAGTCGGGCTACTCTCACTATTGAAGTGCAGTATCAAACATTGGAAAATGATCTTGAGGCTGTTGTTTAGTGGCGATTTTCGCTGACGTTAATTAACGCGCTATGGCGCTTAGAGGTATTTAAAAATGGCAACATATGTTGGTAAGAACGGCGCGGTATATAGTGGAGCAAATGCTGTCGCTGAAATCAAAGATTGGTCTTTGGAGACTACTTCAGAAGTAGTTGCAGACACCGTTATGGGTGATTCGTGGGTTAGCAATAAGCCTACGCTTAAATCGTGGACTTCTTCTTTCAATGCTATCTGGGATGATGCTGACACTAATGGTCAGTTGACTCTTACGGAAGGTGCTGAAATAACAATTAATCTTTATCCTACAGGCAAGACTACTGGTGAAGTTGAATGGTCTGGTGCTTGCATTGTGACTTCTGTCAGCAAGACTGCAGCAGTTGACGGATTAGTAGAGGCTTCATTCTCTGTTACTGGTAATGGCGCGTTAACTACCGGCACTGTTTCTTAATGGGTAAGTTAATTGAAAGCGCAGTAGCGCACTTCAGTAAGAAAGAGATACGAGAGATGCGGATAGATGAGTGGGATACCACTCTCTATTCTAAGAATCTATCGTTAGAGGATAAGGCCAAGTGGATGACCAGGGCGGATGGAGATAGCTCTGATTACTTGGTGTACGCTGTTATATATGGCGTTACTGACTCTGAAGGCGAAGCTGTGTTTGACATAGGTGATAAGCACAAACTTAAAACCAAAGTTGATCCTGAGATCTTATCTAAGATAGCCAACTTTGTATTAGGTATTTCTGATCAAGAAGAGGACGTTGAGGGAAACTAATAAATGACCAAGGTGAGTTAACAGAATTGTACTGGATGTACTTTCTGGCGGAGCATCTTGGTCAACCCCTCTCGACCATATTAGAAATGACCGCATCTGAGTTTGAGCATTGGCTTGCATACCTAAAGATTAAACAGGATAAGCAACATGGCAACAAAAAATAAAGTCTTAATTGAAGTCGATGCTAAAGACTCTACAGCCCCTACTCTTAGAGCGTTAAACAACAATCTAAAAAGAACTGCTGACCAAGGCAAAAAGGTAGATAAGCAGTTTAGAGTTATCCGTGGCGGAATGGGGCAAATGGGCCATCAGGTTCAGGATATTGCGGTCATGTTGCAAAGCGGTCAAAACCCGATGATCATATTAGGTCAACAGGGCTCACAGATCGCGTCATTGTTCGGTCCCCAAGGCGCAATAATAGGTGCATTCCTGGCTGTTGGTGCGGCGATTGGAACAAGCTTACTCCCTAGTCTATTTAAAACATCTGAAGCCCTGAAAGAGATAAAAGAAAGAACAGAAGGTCTTGTAGATGAGTTCGATGAATTAAACCCTGTGTTACAAGACATCGCGTTGAGAAATGCGGCTGTTTTGATGGAAGATTACAAGCAGCAAGTTGCAGACGCAAAAGAAGAAATTGCAGAGCATCGAGCAACCTTGGCGATGTTCAACACAACGGCGGAAAAGGCGGCGGCGCGAACTGAAGATGTAAATAGCAAAATACAAGAGCAAGAAGACATAATTGCTGTCGCTAAAGCGCAAATGGAAGATCTTGCTAGAAAGATTGACGGAACAACAAATGAGACAGAAAAGTTAATTGAGTCGCTTACTGCTGAAGCCGATGCGCTTGGCAAAACTGAAGCGCAAGTAACACGCTTGTCCGAAGCGTACCTTAACGCTACCCCTGCGAATCAGGCAATAATTGATCAGCAACTAGAAAGAATTGCTAACTACGATGCTCTTGTCGAGGGCATAAAGGCCGAGCAAAAAGCTCTTGATGAGGCCGCCAAGGAAACCGAGAAGCGAAACAAAGAATTTCAGAAGGGAGAGGAAAGGCTTGCAGACTTTTTCTTCAAGGAGACTGAGAAGAAACAAAAGGCCGACAAGAAGCGTGTTGAGGATGAAAAGCAAAGAGAACAAGATTTAGCCTATTTCATCATGGACATGGAGCAGAAACGAGCAGATAGAAAAGCTCAGTTAGATATCTCAGTTCTTAATCAGGCTTCTAATGTTGCCGGAAGTATGGCAGACATGATCGCGCAAGCAAAGGGCAAGGAGTCTGCCTCATACAAGGCCGCATTTGCAGTTCAGCAAGCGATGGCTATTGCTAGCACAATAGTAAGCACAGAAACTGCAGCCGCCGCCGCGCTCTCGCCGGTTGTAGGGCTTGGTCCAGTGGCCGGTCTACCATATGCTGGAGTCATTAGGGCGTTAGGTTATGCTTCAGCGGGAATCATTGCCGGTCAGACA